CCTTTACACCGAAGCTTTGCGCCTCGCCAACGGTGAGTAAAAATACCACATATTCAAACTTTCTTCCGGTGCTTTGGTAATCGTATATACTTTGAATGGATTTGTAGGTGGGGTATGCATTACCAGTTTTATCAACCTCGACAAACAGGCAACTCATGGGATCAGTACGGTACGCTTTTAGCGCGAACTCTTTTACCCATTTGCGGATGCTCATGCCGTAGCGTATGCTGTCGAGCATAGCGTCAAACTTTTTGGTTTGATCCTCGTTAAGCTTTTCATAAAAAGCAGTTCCTCCTTTGGCTGTAAAAACCATGTCCTCTCGCTGAAGCAACCGCGCAAATAAATCTTTATTGCTTATCGTTCCTGCTTTGCGGTTTTGGTAAACATCGTCATTCTCGAAGTATATTGACTGTTTGATCGCCTGATCCAGCCCGATACCTAAAACGTGCGTCATCAGCTTATTGGCAAGCTCACGCGCATCGGTTATCAATTGCTTATTCGGGTTATTCAGAATAATATCCTGAATCTGCGAAAATTCGAGCGTCATTAGGGGAAATAAAAGTGTTTCAAATGTACTATTTATAGTACGGTTTAAAGTTGGGAAAAAGTTTTTTAAATTCCAAACAATTCTTTTTTGCCACGCTGATCAACGGCGATATAGCGCAATCCGTCCCAAAGGTGGTTGAAGTCATCTATTGGCTGATCGGTTAAATTACCGTTCTTATCGGTGTCCCAAACATATTGCCGCTGTTCATCCCAAAAGTCTGTACTTTCTTCAACTATAAAGATGTTCATTGATAATAACAGCGATAGCGAAAACACCAAGCTACCTGGGCCTTTTTCACATGGCACAACATGAAAACCTGAAGCAAGCTGCGGAAATTCCATATATTCTTGTGCTGTTAAATCCTTAAACCCGTCTTTCAGCTTCTTCCATGATGGATCTGCATGATCCGCTATTACTTTATCGTTTTTGGTTAGCCTAAGCCTGCAATATAATTTACCGATTTCAAGTATATCCATCGGCTTATAGCTTAATTGCCTGGCGTATATATTATTGCCATCCAACTTAGCACCGCACAATGCCGCTGGCTTAGATGTTCCAAAGTCCTGACCGAAAAATTCCCGGAAAGGTAGTTTCAAATAGTCTGACAGCTTAATAGACTTGGCGTGTTTGAATATCTGACCTTTGCGGCCCAGGCTTGCATAGCCTTTTATAGCTGTGAAATAATAGTGAGGATTGTATAGATGTGATTCAGGGTCACCATATCCTTTATAGTTCGATATAATATGAGGCGGCAAAAACGGGTTATCTTCAAAGGTTGATTGAATACAAAAAAAACCGGGTATATCTTTTGGAATTAATTTGAAGTAGCTGCCATTTTCCTGATCTGTTTCAACCAATTCAGTATTGAACCAACGCTTTACTATCCAGTGGTTCACGTCAGGCACGTTCAGCATGATCACTATCAAGCATCCTTCTTTCCTGAGTGAATCAACAAAGGTATTGTACTTATCGACGTCCCTAATGTCCTCGGCTTCCTCAATAACTGCCAGATCAATATTCGAGGCGCCTTTAAGCGTGGCCTTTTTTTGATTGTCTGAGGGCTTGAAACCTTTGGTGTAAAGTAAAATATCGCCAGTCTTGCGGTCTTTTAACTGGTTGTCATTCCTGATGAATCGCTGATCAAGAATGCCGTCCTCGTTAGCGGTTTCGTACCTGGTCCAGACTTCGTTTAAAATAGATTCCCTGATTTGCTCCTTTTCGTCACGCATGATCACGCAACGCTTTTGATTTTGGACAACCTGAACAGCTATAAACTTTGATACCTCGTATGTTTTCATCCCACCCCGGCCACCGATACAAACAACTGTGTTGGTTCCTGGCGGTAATTCATAAAGCGGCTTGAATTTATCAGTTACGACAACCTCAACTTCTATTTCCATTAGCGGAAAGTGATCTTTTGTTTGAACTGGATATCGCCGTCTATTTTTAGTTTATCAGGCACTTTGCCGTAAGCACGTTCAAGCAGGAGTGTAGCGGCTTTCACATCGCCACGCTTAGCTTTATTTAGCATGGCTTTGATAATTGCCGATGCTTCAGACTTGTCGTCATCCTCAGCCCCTAAGATGTTTGTCAATAGCTTATCGAGTGCCGGTAGTTTCTTCGGCCTGCCCTTTGAAAGTTTGTTGCCTTTTTGGAAAGGTTTGAGATTTTGCTCGTTAGCCATATTCTCACGTTATCCTCACGTTAAATCAATAGTTCACAACTGTACCAAATGTACTAAACTTAGAACACTTTACGCAAAATATTTTTTAGATTGGTTGATGGATTACGAATTTTATAATTTGGTTCCGAGCCAAGACTGCCTCGTTGCAATAAAATAGGCTTTTAAATTAAATCTTTATAAAATAACCGCAATCTTATTGAATAACCGAAAATGATTTTACCCTCATAACCGTTGCGCCTGGAGAATAAACAATCTTTTGCCGGTCTGATCGATAGCCAGTGTTTACGTTTATAGCCGTATGGAAGTAATTTACGCTTCATCCCTCTTGTTCTGTTTTATTAATGGAGGAAAATCTAAACTACTCGATGCTCATTTTGGTTTTTATAACCTCAAGCATCTTGATATGTTCGTCTACCTCTGATTTGCTTGTTACCCACATAGGTACATAAAACGCGTTTACATTCTCAACCTCGTTCAGTTCATCGGCCTTGCAGATTGCCTTTTGGTCATTGCCTTGCTCTGTGATTACTACCATGATTTTATTGATCTTTTCTCTCCTTAAATTTACCTTTTTTATTGCAAAAAACCAAGTTTTTGAGTATATTTAGTTAGATTTTGTTCTTTGAAATGTTAAGATTTTACCGCCTAACTCGCATGGGTTGTTCAAACTCATTAAACATTTCCTGTAAGCGCTGCTGTATTTTGTCGCAATCTTCATTTGTTGGTAGCTTATGTAATTGCGGATTAATTTGATTCAGCTTTACTGAGATCATAAAATCGTTTACCTCAAGCATCAGGTCGCGATACTTATTGTAAGTTGGTTCTGGGATTATTCTGCTCATAATTTCAGTGTTCTTTTAATAAATATCAAATATAAGTTTAGTGGTTAGCGAATCCGTGACGACCTCTCATCTTCGGTTAGATAGGTTTTAGTTTGCTCTTTGAACCCGCCGACTTCGGTAATAATAAAATCATTCATGGTGCAGGCATAATGCAATAGGCGCTTACATCCCAAACAATCGACATACCCGGTCATACTATTGCTATTATTCATTATCTGTTGCTTGCAGCCGCATACAGGGCAATTAAACACGCTTGCCACATAGTCTATATGGCACGGCCCTGTCGGCAATGCTATATAATCAAATACTGAATTTAAACTAAAGAATTTACAAATCCGTTGAGCCTGTAATTCATATTGATTGCGCTTGATGCCTTTAAAAAACCCAGCCTCTTTAAGACTATCAAAATCGAAATTGCTTTCCAAAAATGCTTTTAAAACCACCCTTTCTTCTTCTGTATTCATCATGCCACCTGTTTTAATTTCATATAATTATTAACTACTTCTATAAACTGTTCGATAGTATAAACTACTTCTGTCTGCCAGCCGCGTGATTTAAGCCCTTCTAACCAATTATTTTGTTCGGACGTGCATTTGTTCGGCTTGATCTTAAACTCGATGCTCAGCCCCGCGTATTGCCCGTTAGGCTCAAAGATAAGCAGATCAGGAACACCGGCTTTCATTCTTAGCTGGCTGGCTTTATATCTTTCAAATTTTGTTCTCCTGGATTCATTAGCTGCATGGGTGTATAGTATTTTTGGATATTGAAGATCCATCCACTGGCAACAGGCCCGGTGAAGATTATCTTCTGGTGTGAAGTAGCGGTCAAAGGGGTTCATTTAAACGGCTTTTAGTTTCGCTTTTGGTAATTCAACATATTCGTACCTTGTCCAAAATCCATTATCGTAATCGGGATCATCCATTTTTAAAAAGTCATTAGGAATAGGCCACAATTTCAATAATCCATTTTCAAAATCAACAGCCATAAGCAAGCATGGTAAAATATATCCGCGTTCGGCATGATATTCAAACTCCTTATTAGCCCAAAATTTCATCTTTTGCCATTGTTCTTCGCTCATATCAAATCAAATGCTTTTTTACTTAGTGGGGGTTATGAATACCTTTGTCGCCAATTTTCAATGCCTTGCAAAAGTTCATCGCGGGTAATACCCAATTCATTGTCAACATGGGCTTCGATAAATTTTTCAGTGTTACAAAACGGACACGGTTCATGGCCGCCAATAGTAAATCCTATGCCTTCTTCGTGGGAATCTGAATCCCAAAGATAGCCGTTAACGCATGTGGCGTCTGGATATATCGCTCCAAAATATGGAA